ACCTCCGGGATAGTGGTATGTGAACAGTAACGAATCTTCACTATGGTAATGAAATTTCGACTTGTATGAGCACGGTTTTATGAGCATGACATAAAATATAATGTAAACAGTTTTCAGAGAAGGGAATTATATATGGAAAATTATCGGATGGGATGTTCCGGCAACCGCCCTTATAACCGTACCTGCGGTATGAATATGCCTCAGCCTTCAAATAGAAATATGAACAGTTCCGAATGCTCTGTCAGAAACACGACAGGCTGTAGCTGTACTATACCGGGTGTCAAAGAAAAAAAACATGAAATGTTTTCGCATCTTCAGTATCTGGAACCTGCAATGGCATATGTTCCCTGCCAGAAGTTTACAGAGAATTTCCCACTGCAGTATGCATTAAATGCAGGAACCATTTTCCCACAGTTATGCAAACCATTTTGTGGAAAGAGAGGTATTCGAAGATGAAAACAGATTGCTCCCAAAAACAGTTATTAAACCGTATCGATCAGGTCAGTTTCGCAGTCAATGATATGACTCTGTACCTTGACACACATCCCTGCGATGAAAAGGCTCTGACTTACTGTCACGAACTTGTGCAGGAACGAAAAAAGCTATTAAAAGAATACGCCGAAGCATATGGTCCCCTGATTATTGACATTACAGATCAGACCGGAGAATCCATCTGGAAATGGATGGAACAGCCATTCCCATGGGAAAAGGAAGGAGCGTGCAGATAATTTATGTGGAATTATGAAAAAAGGCTTCAATATCCGATCAATATCACACAACCCAATGCCAAAATTGCACAGTATATCATGAGCCAGTACGGTGGCCCATAGTGTAATACCCTATAATATATAAGAAGCAATGAAGCTGATACAATATCTTATGGGTAAGGGTACTCATTGTACCCTTACTCTTTTTTTATTTATATTTACTTTAAATCGCAATTAAATCTTTCCAAGTAGCAGATCCGCAAATACCATCCACTTCCAGAACTTCTTTCCTGGATTCCTGATAAGCTTTCAGAGCGCAAATCGTGTTCGTATCTGCTGTCCATGTAAGTTTCAGAGCTTTGCCGCCTTTTCCTTTAAAACCTCTGGCTCTTAAGATTTCCTGTAAGAGGAGCACAGATGTGTTTTTATCTCCTGCTTTTACTGTTTCTGGATTAAACATATATTTCTCTCCTGTTTGTGCGGTATTAGGCAATGCATTTTCAGATTTTGCGGGTACAGATGCATCAGATGCAATACTATAATCTGGTGTACAGAACTTAGTTCCGGGCATCTGGCTGTTAAGATAACTCTTTGCGCAGACACCGCCGCCATTTGCAATAATTCCAGATGCACCAGAAGTATTTCCCTCGATGGTATAGAACCTGTCTCCGATTACAGCCGTTACGATGCCGGTATGGGTGAAAGTTCCATTATGATAAAAAATTACAATATCACCGATCTTTGGATTAGCGTTCCTTGTAAACAGATTACCAAGTGTTGGGCAGTAAACATAGGGCCAGTGCTTCAACAGTTTTTTTGCTTTTTCCTGTCCGAATGCTTCCATAAAACACCAACTCACGAATGCTGCGCACCAAGGCTGCCCTTGATATGATGGCTTAATGTCTCGCCAGTACTTCGTATAGTTGTTCGAACCGGAGTTTGCAGTCTTACTGTCGAGCTGGCTATTACTCTTCTTTTCAAGGTATCCAATCTCATTTTTTGCAATGAGAATCACTTTTTCAATAGCTTTGTCCATTGCAGAAACCTCCTCTTTGTAATCCTTATAGAATACATCCATGTCAACGTTGCCACTGATGCCAGATACTTTTCCTCTACTGGAATACTGCCAGCCTACACCGACATTCGGACGTAATCTTTCCTGTACAGAGCCATTATCACTAGCCGGATAACGAGCAATCCAACAATCGTACTTTTTCAGGGTATCTGACAGAACGTTATTATACCAATCCAGATTGCAGTAGATACCAACCTTATAACCGGCTTTCTTCATCCTGGTCAGAAATGATACTGCAATGTTCTCAATCGCCTGTTTGCCGAGTTTTCGTTGATTAGACCACTCAAGGTCGTAGAACACCGGAAAGTCCAGTCCTCGTCCGTTCAACGCGGCAATCACATCTTTCGCTTCATCAATCGCCTGTGCCGGTGTTAGAGCGTATGAATACTTATAACCACCGACAAGGATTCCGTTGCTCTTACATCCCTTGTAGTTGTACTCGAATGAGCTGTCAATGCCTGTTTTCTGATGGATTCTTAAAATGGCGAATTTAATATCGGATTTAGCCACCTTCGCCAAGTCTGGCTTGCCCTGATAAGATGATACGTCAATTCCTTTAATTTCCAATTCTATCAACTCCTTTCACGAAATCAGTTTGAACACTATACGTTTTTACGTCACTCTCAAACACGCTTAGTACATCACCGCGGTAGTTTTTATGAAATTCTTAACAAACTAAATGGGAAGACTATAATTGTTTTTTTCTATCTCAAATGGAGAATATGAAAAAACAACACCTCTGCCCCAATTCCCGATTTTTATGGTTATGCTACTATTTGTCAAGTCGCCTGTAACTGATACATTGCCATTGTTTACTATATCTGTGTGGCTTACTTTGTTATCAGATACACCGTAAATTAATGTCACAAATTGCATTGTTAAGCTTCCAAAAAGTATTATAAATAAGCCTAAATCTCTTATATTATCAGCATGTATTACTACTGCATTGTATGCAGTTCCATAATTTTCAATACCCTTACCGTAAATTGTCCCGGTCTTACTATTTAATTCATTAATCGCCCCCAGTACCGTTTTGTTACTTGTCTTAAGCTTCTGAAAGACTTTATCTGCAAGTTTGTCCAAAACCCAATCTGACAACGCCGACAAGCTAAGACGTTTGTTTGCCTTGCCTGCTGTATCAAGTACCATTACTTCATCATTATCTGCGGGATTTGTTTTTATCGTATAATCTGTCCACTTTGGCATGACTATTTCCTCCTTATACTAAATATTTGTCTCGAATATATTTTTTGACTGCATCAAGATGAGCCTGTATATCATCATCCAGTACGAGAAAATTGCCTTTGTTGTTCTGACTGACAATTTCCCCTGTTTCCTCATTTACCTCAGAATAGGTGTAAGCAATGCGACTTCCTTCTCCAGTGCTAAGATTCATAAAACTTGTAAGAATTTTTTCCATGATATTTTCCCCATTTCGTCAATAATTTTTTCCCTATTATTAAGAAGCTCTTTTTCATAATCTGGTTCTGATACTTCAAGGCTTTTACTGTAGTCTGGTTCTGGCATGTCTGTGTCTATTGCCCTATCGTAAGCCGTTTCGCTTGTATCAGCAAATCGCATGTGTTCATAGTCAGCTTGTCGCGCTTTGATTTCAAATGCAAATTTAAGCCCCGGAGTACCTTTTACAGTGAAATATGTCTGCTCTTTTTGGTCTATCCAACAATCTCCATCCCCTTCCTTTTGTAAAAACACATAATATTCAATACCTACATTCGTAGACTCCTGAAAGATATCATCTATGTCTATCAGGCACGTGCCATCTTCTGATATGAATGCTTCTCCGATGTCTCCAAATATGGGGGACACCATTTCGTAGCAATAAAACGCCTGTGTGCCATAGTTTTTTGTTGGAAAAATCCTCTTCTTTGTTCCACGCACGCTTAAATCCGCAAGGTCGGTGCCTGTGCCAAGGCTGTAAAAGTGCCCACTGGCTTCGATGTGCGTACCTGCTGTGACTTTTTTTGATGCCGAAACACTGTCCGCCGAAACACTGGTGTCAACCGAGACCGAGCTTGCGTGTACGGTTCCTGTATAAAGATTGATTCCTCTAATTCGTGTTCCATACAATGTCCCGTACCCCGGCACATATACTCCTGTATTCGTCTCTGAATAGATCTCTCCAGCTGAAGCGTCTAGCGTTACTTCTCCATACGTGCCACTTGCTGAAAGCTTTCTATATCCAACTTCCCATCCAGCCAGATACCCGGTGTCAATATACGAGGCATTCAGATACACCTTGTTATCATAAAGATATAGCCCCTGTGTTTCCCCGTTATTGGTTAACTTATTAAATATTTCCAACTGGGTCATTTCACTGGCATCTTTTCCGTCCTGTCCATTTTTACCATCTTGCCCTTTTTCCCCATATACACCAATCACGCAAGGAAGTGTTGTCGTCTTAGACCCGTTTGTGAAGAAAGTCTCCTCATAGTTCCATAAGTACCGCTTATCCGGTGTTGGAGTCTGCACAGTTTCCGTCCATCCAGAACTGCTTGTTGATACGCCAGACGAACTGGACGTAGCGAGATAATGTTGTACAATCTTTGAAATTCCATTCCCCGTATCACCCTGCTTTTGCTTTGTGACCACAAATTCCTTTTTCGCGGACATCCCGTTGTAAGTTGCGGTTGCAGTAATCGTGCTACTATCCACAGACAGCCCGGAGACCGTATACGTTGCCCCTGATACTGAACCACTTATTCCGTTTCCTGCTGAAAATGAAATATTTGACTGTGCGGTCACATTCTTGGCGCCATACAGTACAGTTACCGTAGTTTTGCATGTCGGAAATGTAGTATATTTGCCAGATGAATCTGTCGGAATTCCTTGGAATTCATTTGACAGTAACACACTCAGCGTGGCGTATTTTGTCGCGATTTCAGTCGCAGTATTAGAAGCTGTGTCTTTTGCTATTTCAGATACGGCTTTTCCTTTTAACGAGAACTCCGTTGCAGCAATGTGCACCTTTCCACCATCGTCAATATGAAGTGTAATTTGGTTATCATTGTCAATAACCTTAATCCCTTTTGCGTTGATGAATTTACCTGCCAGAACGCCTGCAAGGATGTAATTTGCATTGATGTACAGTTTCCCGTCCTGTATATAAATCCCCTGATCTTTGCCGCCGTTTGTCAGCTTATTAAAAACTTCATCCTGTCCAAGGCTTGTATCGTACTCCTTGACCGCATTATCAATGTCAGTTTTGTCTACGTATTTGAAATCAATCCAGTCAGTGTCAGTAAATGCACCGTCCGCTCGGCTTCTAACTGCTGTTTTGATAGATGCTTCGCCATTTGCCTTTGATGTGACCCAGAAATCTCCCATGTTGTATGGCGGTTTAGGCTGTTCAAAATAGACTGCTGCTTTCCCGTCAATCTTATCAAACAGATAATCCGGCGCTTTCTGCTCGACCCATTCACTGCCATCCCACCGCCAGCGTGTGTTGCCACCCGAGGTGTTCTGCCAAAGGTCTCCTTTGTGGATATATTTGCCTTTTTCCCAGATAAGCAAAATCTCATTTCCACCTACGTCCAGAATGGAATTACCGTCAACATCTGTCCACGGAATCTCTTCTGTTTCTGTCCATTCAAGCGCTGGGTCTGTATCCTGGCTCCAAGTCTGTATCTTACCATCAAGCTGTTCTTGAAGACTTTCGATCGTATCGGCAAAAACGCCCTTGATAAATTTTGTGATTGCAGAATCATCCGTATATTTAGATGCTCTTACCCAGTCATCGGCGTCATAGCTTGCGCCTTCTGCCTTTGCCTTTTGGCATTTAAGAATGTCCCCGGCCTTTCCCTGAACCCATAAATCGTCAATATCGTAAGGGGGTACTGGTTCTGCCCCAAATATTCTTTTCTTTACATTCGCCGTGTCCTGAGCTTTTGCTGCATCTGCAAGGGCTTTGACCACCGCAGTATCTTTTACATAGTCCCACTTGTATTCGCCATTAATCTTTGCATATCTGTAAGCCTGCCCGCCATATTCTTCGTTATTTACGATGTAAAACAGGTCACCTAAGTGTTTCTTTTTAGTTGTATCATCTGTCCAAGTGGATGCCGGTTCATTATTACCATCAGGAACATAGTCTCCAAAAAACGCTTCTATCTGTCCGTCAATCTGCTCCTGAAGGACTCTAATCTGCGGAGAATAGACTTCTGTAATGAACTTCTCAACTTCGGCATTTGCCACGTTCTCAGGCGTCTTCCCTTTAATTGTAAGCTCCGTAGCATTGAGATTGACAGCTCCTGTCTCTGCATCAATGCGGAATGTAATGTTCCCATCGTTGTCTTTTGCCGTGAATCCTCTTGTGTTAATCCAATCCGACTGTATGCCGATGGCATATAGAATGTTCAATACTACATCGCCGTTACTATCAAATCCAGCTTTCCAAGTCTGACCTCCGTCTACTGACAAGAAGAATCCATCAACACCCGTCTTGTAGATTACTTTAGAATCCGCAAGTGTAGGCTTGTTATGTCTATATGAAATCGTTGAACCGTCTGCCTGAACTTCTTCTGTATAATAAAATCCAAGGGTGTTAGCTGCCAGTTCGTTCATCTGCTTTAGTTTTGCGTCATAGGCAGTAATCTTTTTCTCGGAATCTTTCTTTATATTGTCGACCTCGACCTGCATGCTGTCTGGATAGTCAACATTGATATCCTCCATGCTTTTTGCATTACAAGAGAAGCTTGTACTGCCAGAGAATGCGAAGTCTACATCTGTCAGGTATGAATAGTAAATGTTACCTTTAATGTCGGAAAATGTAACTCTATCTCCAAATGTGGCATATCCAATCGCTGTGCTGTCGCAAGAGAACGGTCTTAATCTCATACCGACAAGCTCTTTTCCAATCAGGTCAACACCCGCCTGTTCATTTCCGTTCAGAAGCTTATTATCAATCGTGATGACATATCCGTCTGTACCGTACTTATATTCTGTTTCATTATCTGTATATTTGACCCCAGTAACAACCACGTCATCGACATCATAGGTAAGATTCCTGATAGCATTTAGATTAAACCCTTTTCGTTCAAGAATTGTCTCGATCTCGTTACTTCCAACATCAAGAATGGCGCTTCCGTTAATGTCATACCATGGAACTGTTTCTAATGTAATAGTGTCTGCACCATCGTCAAAAGTGATGATTCGCAAATTATCATTCTCATCAATGCGAGCGTTGCCACCTGCCAGAGCTGCAACCATACCGATTACTGCTCTAAAAGTGGTGTTTTTTGGCTTATTCTGCACCTGATAGTCTGCGTTTTTAAATGTTGCGTCACCTAATACAATCCCGGTCTGCTGACAGGCATCTTCTAAAACCTCTCCTGTAGAGCATGGGAAGACAAGATTCGTTTTGTAGTCCGCCTCCGCCTTACTCATATAGTCCAACAAAGTAAGGTTAATCTCATCGGACGTGGCGGGCTTTTTCGACACAATAAATGTGCCACGGCGAATGGTTTCCAATCTATCAGACAATTTCAAATTTAAGAATAGAGTAAACTGTGCTCCGGCAAAGTTGTAGTCAGAGAATCTATCATCATCATTGACCAGTGCCAATGTCGCTGTTTTTTCAATGGCTACACCTATCGGGAAATCCCCGGAATCAGAAGAATCTACGATTCCGTTTCCGTCAAGGTAGAAATCTTCTTTTTCCAGGTTTAAAGTTGTTCCATCACGCAGCATCGCATTCGCCGTAACATAATAGTTACTATTTAAGAGAGATTCTGTTTTTAACTGATTTGTAACATTAATCATACCGGTCGAATGCTCCTTACATTAATAGTTAATCCTGTCCATCGTTCCTCATTATCCTTGAGTGTTTGTGCTGCCATGTTGAAATTAGATGCATAGAACGTTTTGTCAATCCATTTGCCGGGTGTCCGAGGGTCTTTGTGATGAAAAGTGAACTGGCTTTTATTAATCATTAAATTCAGAATGTTCGCAATCTCTCCCCATTTAAGCTCTCCCCATTCCATGTCATATCCGGCGATAGTCCCCATTGGCGTGTTATGCATAACAAGATCCTGACTTCTCTTAGAGCTTTCTGTTGATGTAGTTGCGAACACCGGCTTGTATGTGTCAGGGGCCTTTATAATGACCCCATCAATCTTAAACTGTTCTTGCAACATTTACACACCTCCTAACAAGAATGGATTCTGACCGCCATTTCTGCGTCTCCTAAGTTCTGCTTCATCAATGATAATGTCTAATAGCTTCCTGCCGGATGCATTGACTGTAACATTATAGGTATTTCCGCCATTCTGTCCTTTCCCTGATTCCTCCCGGACAATCTGCCGTAACAGGCTTTCCGGTGTTTCCAGGTTATTTCCTTTTTTCTGATCACCTAATACCGCAAGGAATTCTGACCTTGGCGGAATAACTGCGCCACTGGCCAGATATGGGATAGTTCCGATACGTGGAAATGTTGCATGAAATCCAATAGTCTTTGAGCCAAACGGTGTTGGAACAGTCCAAGGCCCAAAGGAAAATGCAGATTCAATTCCACCAATTGCATTATTAATCATCCCAACTGCATTATTAACAATGCTGATTGCCTGATTAATCGGAGCTTTAATGAAATTAACAATGCCTTCAAACGCAGATTTGACTGCATCTCTGGCGGCATTAAACTTATCAGTAATAGCGGTTTTTATCGCTTCGACCTTAGTAGATATAAAAGTAGTAACACTTTCCCATGTTCGAGATGTCTTGTCTTTTATTTTATCCCAAACGCCAGTAACTTTGGTTTTAATTGCATTAAATACTGTGCTGGCTGTGGATTTAAGAGAGTTCCAAAGGCCAGAAAGTGTCTTTTTGATTGCGTTCCAAGTAGTAGATGTTGATGTTTTAATAATATTCCAAACATTAGCTATCTTTTCTTTCAAATTGCTTAATGTACGTGTTGCTGATTCTGACAATTCACGAGTCTTTTCAACAACCCAGTCTTTTAATTTTGTTGCTGCCGCGCATATTTCATCCCAGTTTTTGTACAGCAAAACTCCGATTGCTATAGCAGCACCGACTGCAATCGCGAAAATCCCGCCAGTACCGATTGCTGTCGCAATGGCCTTGATTCCACCCATGATCCCGCCAGTACCAGTCATCAACGCGATAAGTCCTTTTGCGGCTGTAGCTATTCCAGATACACTTTTGATAACTCCCGATGCTAATTCTGCAATCTTTGCTGCCGCGAACGCTCCGATTAGGGCTGCGCCGAACGCTTCAACAATCGACTGATGATCAGCAAGAAAAGTTGCTACTTTTGCGACTAAATTAATCACTGTCGGAAGTCCTACCTCAATAACCCATTTCAACATCGGAAGAACGATGTTGTTGTAAATCCATTCAAGAACATTTCCAATGGATTCCAGAATTGGTGCAAATGCACTTGTCAGATTACTGATAGATTCTAACAGCGGATAGAAATCTAAGTTTGCCGCCCACGTTGCCGTATCTGCGGCAATCCTCTCAATGAACTGCATAACCACCACAAGAGCATTTGCGATGTTCTGTATAATCTGCGTTCCGACATTGTTCTTATTCCACGCATCGGCAAAACCGGATGCAATATTCCCAATAGTTTTAAGCACGTTCTGAGCAATCCTTAGCATGGTTGTAAGCATTGTCGTACCTGTACCGTTTGTCCAGACTTCCATGAGACTCCTGCCTACACTCTTAGCAAGCTTCGCAATTCCAGATAGAGCAATCTGTGCCGCATCAATAGTATTCTTACCCTCTTTTTTCCAAGCGTCCTGAAATGGCTTCCAGAGCTTTTTAAGGAGCTTCGCGAGCTTTTCAGCTGATTTGCTAATTTTATCAAGGACTGTCTCACCCTCTGCCATTTTTCCGTAATCAACGTTTTGTACAGCATCTTTCATTTTGTCCGCAAGTCCGCCGGTTGCACCCGGTGCACCCGGTACTTTTGATGATGAATCCGCACTTTTATCAGTTGAGTAATTATTTATTTCGTCAAGAGGGCTAAGATATCCTTTTGCCGCCTTAGTAGCTTTCTTAGTTGCGTCTGCTGTATCATTTGTAGCATCTGCCAACTTTTCGGCATTGTCGGCGGCATTTCCATATTGGTCTGCCGTATCAGCTATTGCATCTGTCCCGGCAAGACCTGCGCCACTTGCACCTGTCTGACCAGAAGATTTTTTCCCGGTGATTAACTCCGTAAATGACTTGAAGGCATTCGCCAGAGTTGCCAGTTTGCCCAGTAAAATATTAATAACTCTCAAAACGGGAGTGAAGAGATTGATTAATCCCTGTCCGACTGTTGCCTTGAGAGACTGCAACTGCAACTGCATAACTCTGACCTGGTTCGCCCAACTATCAGATGTTCGGATGAAATCACCAGATGCGGCAGATAATTGGTTCTGCACAAAAGCCAAGCGGAGAGCCACTTTCTCCTGTTCGGTCATTTCAGACGTGGTTTTGCCATAGCCGTTTGCAAGCGCATACTGATCAAGTGCCGACTGGGTCATTACCACGCCAAGATCTTTCAACGTCTCTGTCTCGCCCGTAAACACTGATTTCAGTTTGATATAGGCTAAGTCCTGACTGATATTATAGAATGATGCTACATCACCAGTCAGCTGCGTTAGAGCCGTTGACATGTCGTAAGCCTGTGCTTCTGAGAATCCGAATGACTTAGACATTGCTCCGAACGTACCAACATACTGTTTCGCCATCGTTTCAGATAATCCGGCTGAGGTCATGGCGTTCTTTGCAAATTCATTAACCTTATCTGACATTGTGGTAAATGTAACATCGACCACATTCTGAACTTCTGCCAGATTAGAGCCAAGTTCTATGCACTCTTTCCCAAACTGGACCAGTTTCCCAATCGCGAATGCTCCGCCAATCAGTACGCCTATTTTTTTTACAGCATTTCCAAGGCCGTTAAATGACTGTTTTATAGCTGATACTCCGTTTTGCACACCTGATGTGTCCATTCTGGTATCAATAATGACTGAGCCATCAGCAGCCATGTGTCCACCTCCTAACTATTTGAGGTTCAACATCTCATTCAGCGCATCCTTGTACGCTTGCTCCTCATCGCTGAGACGTGTTTTTATATCAATAATGTTCTTATTTTCTTGATAGAATTTCTTTTCCCATTTGTCCAGGCGTTCGCCTTTTACCTTTTTTGACCGGATTCCAACTACGGTATTAAAAAGGCACTCGCCAGACTCCATGAAATATCCAAAAAACGTCCACCAGTGCATATAAGGTATGGATCTGATTTCTTTACCGGCAACCTTGTTTACCGCCGGAACGATCATGTCTCCATCCTGTTCCCAGTCCATCAAGCGGGTTTTGGGTTTATTCGGACTATCGTCAACTTGACCGCAGTCAATAAACTCGCAAGCTTTCTGACAAGCTTCATCCAGACACTCAGCCGGTATATTCTGCCAGTCCTCAAATAGAATCTGTAACATAACAATTGCTTTCGCCTGTTCGTCCAGTTCTGGGTCATTCATGGCTATGAGAATATCTATAATCACTCGAAAATCCGTTCTGATAGAAAAATCCACCCCACTGATATTTAGTGAGGTGGGCAACTCATAGGCGGTCATTTTGCATACTTCTCCGTGTACTTATTGACCGTTTCCTGCATTTTTTTCTTTCTCTTTTCAATTTCCGGAGTAAGTGCTTCATTAATTTTGTCCAGAACGATATAGGCAAACACCTGACCATTTCCAAAAACAGTTGTTGCGGTAATTGGTTCTTTGAATAAATCTTTAGATGCTTCGTACCCGAGCATATAATTGATTTTGTCCTCAATCTGCTTATTAATCTCCGCCATCTCTTTACTAGAGGAAACGTTTTTAACAGATTCCTGAGCCTGTTCAAAGAAAGTTTCCAATTCTTCCGCTCTTGCCGCAATGTTGATGTCGGTAGGATTTAGTTTGAATGAAGAGAACACTTCACCCTGTTTGTTTGTGAATGTGAAAAGAAGAAATCCATCATCAATGTTTGTGTTAATTGTTTTTGCCATTTTCTATACCCTCCTAAAAATTATTCACTGTCAGCTGTAAATGATCCTGAAGTAATGTCGAATTTTCCTTTGACACGCTCTCCAACGTAGTTCACAGTAAACGGAATCTGATAGCCAGATGTATCACCGCCGTAGGAAGTCGGCACAACGTAGCAGTCCTGCTGATATGCTTCATACTTGCCTGCTGTAGCTTCTGTCCAGAGATGAACCTCAACTGCTTTTGTTTTAAGGCTGTCGTCTTTGAGGCGTCCATCTACAATCTTCTGTAATGCCGTGAACAGATCAGAAGTAGTGTCTGCATAGAACGGATCGGCGTCAGAAGAAACTTCGTAGCCATTGTGTTTGAATGTGGATTCTCCAAAAATGTTTTTAGATGTTTCAGTATCTGGATTGAGTTCTACATTGTACTCTTCCAAATCCTTTCCAAGACGCTCATATTTCGGTGTCAGTCCTCCACAGAGGGAGCCTGCATCGATATAATGAGCCATATATTTACGGTCAATTTTGCCTGTAACTGCCATAGAAATGTCCTTTCTGCCTATAACTTTTAAAAGGCTGTGTAGGTTAGCGACTATCTCCAATTGATAGCCGGTTGTTACTCGCTATATTACTTCATAAGTATTTTCATAGCGTACCGATAATGGCAATAGCCAATCCTGTACACCACTCTCCTGTGGCTCTAAACCATAGGAGTTATCACGTGTGATACGTTTTATCACTCGTCCCTGAGAAAGCACTGGAAACGCATTTAAGCGTGTCTCAGAGCCATTTATAATAACTGGTTCTCGGCATATCCATTTGCCAAGATTATCCAGGAACTTCTGAACAGATAACTTCTGTCTTTCCTTGTCGGATGCTGTGCGGTACACCACGTAAAATGGGTACTGGCATACCTGATGCATTACGCCACAAACATCTTCTTTTTCTGAGTAAATCAAGGCGCCGTTATCTGCTGAGAACGCAATTCCTGATTCCTTGCCAAGTTCCTCGAATTTGATTGTTTCATTTTCGTACAGTCCCGGATATTGGTTCAGAAGTGCTTTCATGGCATCTGTCAGAATCTCATATCCAGTCGCATCTTTACCGATAGGTTTATCCGCCATGTCTGCCGCCTCCTGCCTGCGCTTTTACTTTGCGAATCCATGTGCTGCCGTATTGTCGCTTAGCGGCATCGAACCACTTTGCCTGTGCCCGTGGGTGTGCCTGTTTGGTGTATTCAAGATTTTCCTTTGCAGCTGTCTGGCCAGAAAACTGACTAACAAGAACCTTCTTTGCTCCACGTCTTGCGTAGGGACTTCCAGTTGCTTCGTCAACCATTCCTTTTCCCTCATACAGAAAACGTCCATAAGGTGCCGCCGCTGCGCATACTTTCCCAGTTCCTTGCAAGGATGTACTTTCAACTCTTGTTCGGTTGATAAAGTCACCTGTAATCATCGGCATAAACGGTACCATACTGTCCATAACCATTCCGTCAAGGAGATACTGGGCTTCTTGATACTGTCTGGAGAACCTGTCCATATTTAGCTTGATTTTCATATCTCCATTAACCACGGAGAATCCTTTGAAATGATGAATTTTGCTCATATTACTTACCCAGAATCTCAAAGTGTGGAATCAGTGTATATGGACCGCCAACACTGGTAATCTTAAACACATTATCCTTGTTCTCGTTCATGTACTGGTAAAATCCATTCCGATAATCACCATCAGTTACCGTTCCACCAGTCCATTCGCCCTCCCAGAAGAATGATTCATCCGAGAATGTGATAGTATCTTCCAGAGCGTTGTTAATCTGCCTTTTCCACTCTTTAACTGGCACCCATGGAAGAATCTTGCCGTCTTTATCAGTAATGGTTATGTCACCGTTCTGGACAGTATAACGGATGTGTAATTGCGCGTTGTCTTTTGCGTCTGGTCCGTACTTTTTAAGAATTGCCCCCTTGTCCGTAATGAGATCAACGCCGGATAAAACATGAGGATACCAGTACGCATCTCCTGTCGTGGCTGATTCGTAATAGTCAAAAATCGTCACCGTTTTTTCGTACATGATACCCTCTCCTTAATTATTCTTTCTGCACTGTCTGCTTAATAACCTGATTCACGCCAGTTGCCGACAATCCATTAAACATACCAACTGCAACTGCTGTGATATAATCCGATGCCGGGAAATCTGGGATAACTCTCATCCCGACCGCTCCGAGAATTCCACCAATAACTGCCATGATTACCGGAATCCATTCATCAGAGATTCTTTTTGATGCTTTACAGCCCATTCCTACGATGTAGCATATCATAACGATTGCTATACATGAGCCTAATGTTGAAATGTCCATATAATCACACTCCTGCATATAAAACTGGTATTCCATCATCCGTCCTTACTCCCATCAGAAGCGGCAAAGCCGTCTTTAAGAGTAAGTCATTCGTTTTCTGCGCATCTCCGGCGGCGGCATACACTGCACTCCATTCTTTTGCGCCCGATGCTTTCTGCTGAGGTGTTGCATAAGAGATGGATTCACTGCCAGAGCTTACAGATGTTACAATGCCTGTTGATTTGCCACCAGCATTTGTGTCGGTCGCACTTGCTGATGCCTGATTAATAGCATTCTTTTCAGCAAGTTCAATCTGATACATTAATTCAGCCAATGAACAGACTGCCTTTTTGATACGCTTCTGCGAGCGTTCATTTGTTGGCAGTCCGTCCACCAACCTGTCAAACGTCATTGTGTCCACAAAATCGCTGGCTCTTTCTGCCAGTCGCGGAAAGTCGGTTTCTGGCACGACATTGCCGAATGATTCTGTATAGAATTTATAATCTGCATAAGCCATGCCAGTTACCTCCTACATTTATGGTTTTGCTGCTACAGTCGCATGTCCTGCGCTCAGCGCCTTATAGGTGCTGTCACATTCAACCACTGTGATTACCTGTCCTGTTGTTGCTGTAATGTCGGATTCACCATCCCACGCGCTCCAGTTCTTCACATTCTGTCCGTAGTCTACGGTAGTCTCAGAAGATGCGACCTTGTACTTATACACATTTCCTGCGCTCGCTTTTGCCGGAGTGATGGTCACTTTAGTATCTCCACTTTTACTTCCTGCTGTGGAGTTTACAGTCAGAGTTCCAAGCGTCTGAGTTGTGTTGATGGTTCCAACAGCAATAGCATCAATGTACTCTGCAAAGAGGGTAAGTCCCATGATTGCGAATGCTTCGGATACTGCTGTGTGATAGTTGCCCTGTGTGTGGAATCCGATCAGGTTTGTCTCACCAGATACGGTGTATACAAGACCTGCTCTTGCAAAGTCAGATTCATTCGGGTCAACATAGTACAGTACGATGTTCTCAACAGGGGTAGCGATAACTGTTCCTCTTGGAATTTCCTTTTCGGATAACAGGAAGATGGTGTTGAAGCCCATGAAATCTTTCATGTACTGGAATCCGAACTGATTCTGAATAGTAATCTCAGCTGCTCCGAGGTATTCATATACGTCCAGAATGTTGACAAATCCAACAACACCAGTCACATTTCTGTGCATCTGTTTGAATTTGTTCTCAACCCGACCCTTGGCCATTGCCAAAGCCATCTGGAAAGTAGTTTCTGTGAATGTGAGGGTACCTGTTTTCAGATAATCATAAAATCTTTCAGTAACATTGGTCTGAAGCTGGAAAAGGAATTCGTCATCGGTCATCTGAACAGCGTTCTCATAACCGTGATCCTTGATTGCTTCGATAGATACAGCCTTTGCGTACTTCTCAATGCTCATTTCTGCATAAGGCTTTTCTTTTACAGTGAATTTGCTGTAAGGGATTTCTTCGCCCTCTTTAACATTTCCGTCCTGCAATGTGCCTTCTGCGTATTTTGATTTAAGAACCGCTCCGGGTGTCTTTTTGATTGGACGCATGATACCAAGAATCTCACGCAAGTGCTCCCAGTTTCTTTCGAATCTGGTTACAAAGTCAATCTCACGTGCCGTTACCTGGATATCATTTGTCATAATAAGATTAGCTTTTGCTGCCATATAAAAATCCTTTCTACCCATAATTGTTAAGGCATTGGGTTAGCGGCTATACTCTGTCGTATAGTCGGTGTAAAAAATCACTGGAATAACTGGATATTCTGAGCAATTGCGGCCTGTCTCTCGGATGGGTCTTTGATTGCTTCGATATCTTTCTTGGTCATGCTTCCCGGTGTCTGCTGCTGTCCAACGTGAGTAGTAAATCTTGCCTGATTCTGCTGAGCCTGCTGCTGAGATTCATCCACGAAAGCGGATGCGTCAGACTGTTTCATCTGCTCAATCAGGTCGTTCAGTCCGAGAATTTTGCCATCTTTCAGCTTCAATCCGGCTTCTTTGATGTCCGCCATAACAGACTTCTTTGCCGCCTCACTGGAAAACTTAACATCATCAAGTGCCGCTTTCAGAGCATCTGAGAAATCACGGTCGTAGATTTTTGCATTGAATTCTTTCTCTGCATCTGCCGCTTTCTGTTTCCAAGTCTCTAACTCGGTCTTAACATTTGCCGGGTCGATACCGTCAAACCCTTTCAAGGTTTCTTCTGCTGTCTCGGCACGTTCTTTCCAGTTGTCTCGTTCTCCCTCAACTTTTGACAGAGTTTTTGCTACTTCCTTTGCATTTTTGTAGTTCTCAGAAAGTGCTTTCTTTACATCTGCCTGTTTATCCTCCGGGATTTCGATTCCAAACGATTTTAATGTGTCAATAAGTTTCTGCATATATATCCTCCTGGTCGTGTTTATTGACCTGCCGCCGCAGGTAAGTGGATTAAGCCAGTTAGACCACTGACAAGGTAATGGGAAAGATAGGAATTGAACCTATAATGTTTACCACGAGGGAACGGTTTTACAGACCGCCGCAACACCGCCAATCGTTGCCGCTTTCCCATAACCCGGATCCCCGGGTTAGCAAGGTGTTTAACGTGTCATGCCTGCCACGAGTTGTTTCGGATATTTATTTCTTTTTTTTTAAAAGAAAAGTATGAATAACAAAAACCTTAATCAAGGAGGTAAGCCATCTTGCGTGCCAGATGGCAAATACGCACGGCAGGATTCGAACCTGTTTAACTTTCCATTAAAAGCGTGCGCACCAGCTACAAAAATTAAAGAAAGGAGGATTAAAACGAAAATGTCAAAAACAACCGTTTTATTTGTGCTTCCTGCTGCACAATTACATTATAACAGATTTCTTTTAACTACCTCTCTACCACTTTTACGTTTTTCAGAGCATATCACGGAGTTTTTCTACATATCTTTTGACAAGATCACGTTCCTCCCGGCACTCTGCATCCTTGGACATATCGCTCATTTCTGTTGTGAGTTCGTCCAGATGTTCTTCCAGGGCGGCAAGCATCTTCCTCTTGCAGTCTTCAGACTTGCCGGAACGATAGCTCTGTTTCTGTGTCATATAGTCGTCATAAGCATCTCGTCCGTCAGAGCGGCTGTAATGCCCTCTAACATAATGCTCACCACGTCTGGCATAAGAACTACCTCTGTCGTAATCCGGCATCATTCTGCCGTCATTTGTACTGTATCTCCCCATGCTGTCGCGTTTTCTTCCGCGCTCGCTGTAATCGTCATTGTATCCGCCACGCATCTCATCAAGGACAGTGTTGTAATACTCTACTTTCTTATCCCAGTACTGAGTGTTCTTGATATCTTTGTACATATCAATCAGTTTGTATGTCATTTCCAGATTTCCAGTGGTCAGTCCATTATCAGCGATTTTGGACAGTTCGTCTTCAATTCTTGCACATAAGTCTTTAATGTCTCTCATAATCGCACCTCCTACGCTTCTCTGGTCACAACAATGTTTGCGTTCGCAACAGAAATTGCCTGATCGCTTGTGTTTTCTATTGCGACATTAACGCAACATCCACAAGGAACGTCAATATAGATACCTGCGGACACATTATTGTACTGATTTACTGCTGCCGGTGTGGAAATCATCTGAGAAGAAAGAACCGGCTCACCAGAAATTGCAATAGCCAGTGAGATAGCTCCGACAGTACCGCCTGTTGGAATTGCGATATTACCAGAAAAATCCACGAAGAATCTCGCTTTACACTGGTTAGTCAGTCCTCTTAGAGTGATGATTCCACTTCCCTCTCTGTGCTGAATGCAGTTAGAACCTTTAACTGCTGTGTTTGAAAATACTACGTTTCCATTTGCTGCTACAGTCTGAGCAGCCACATTTGTAAATTCTGCCATAATTTTTACCCCTTTCATATCACAAAAGGACAGGTCTCAGCCTGCCCCTCTGTGTAATAACGGCATAAGCCGACATCCGAAATCAATCGAAAGATACTCTCGATATGAAGTTATCAGCAATTGCATCCGGTGTTGCATCCGCATCCACATCCGTAATATGTGTTCGGGTTAGGAACCTGATATGCCGGAATCGGTGCTGGATTAATCGCATTAATGAGCTGCTGTGTCTGTGAAGCCATTGCAGTTGTGAGCAATGCACTCTGGCGATCCTGAGAAGCGGCACGTCTGAGGTCATTGTTTTCAGCCTGAAGAGAAGAAATTTTTTCATTGCAGAGATAATCTAAAACGGCTCTCGTATTTGCATTCTGGTTATCAATGATATCTCTTGTGTTACTGTTCATGGTGTTCTGCAATGCACAGGTGTTCTGCGCCATATTGTAATTTACGCCCTGAATTGCTTCTCTGGTTTCGCAACAGCAGTTCGCAAGCTGTGCCTGCAATGCATTTGTGTTCTGCATATTTGCTATAGTATCAGCATTAATAGCCTGCTGGATTCCAAAGCCGGTCTGCATGATGTTTGTGTTGATTCCGTTAAATCCGGTAAGCATACCGTTGTTCACTGCGTAGAATCCATCACAGATACCGTTGTTGATTCCGTCGAGCTTGCTGATTACTGCGGAGTTATCAAATCCTCTCTGAATGTCTGCCTGAGTAGCTGCTGTGGCTGCATATCCGCCGCCGTTGCCATTATTGCCCCAGCCGTTGTTTCCCCATCCGAAGAAAGCAAAAATGAATAAAACAATAATCCACCAGCTACCATCTCCACCAAACATTCCATCATTCCTGTTGTTCCCGGTTAAAAGAGCAACGTCTGATGCTGTTAAATTTCCATCCATAATATAATCTCCTTTTTGTGTATTTACATCAATCTGGCCAGATTGTAATGTACTATTTCATTCCTTTCAGCATGTGCTGGAATTGTCCCGCCATCTGCTGAACCTGATTAAGTTGCTGTTGGGAAATCTTCCCAGACTGTAACATTTTTTCAACTTCTGCTTTCGGGTCTCCTTTGAAATTCTGCTTAAACTGCATAAACTGCTGTATCATCTGCATTGGCCCATTCCCCTGTGGCATTCCACCACCAAGTGCATTAAACAATGGATTACTCATCTGCATTTCCTCCCTTGGCTGCTGATTCCTGTACGGTATTAGCTCTAACAGGTTCAGAAAAAGAATTTAATCGGTTTATGATAGCTTCGTATTTGCCCCTTAAATCGTCATATTCCTGTCTGGTGACGTATTTACTGTCCATATTCTGAACAGGCTGTTTAGGCGGCATCTGAGTGCCTACTTCATGATACTCAAACGTCCGTAATGGCTGTGGCATGCCGGAAACGTCCGTGGATTTTATGTAGAACTTTTCGCTTTCACTGTCCATCAGTAAAACACTTGTCCCGGGCGCTACCAGATAGGATTTTGCACCTACTTCGCCGGAGACCCACAGGATGCCATTGTTATTCTGCTGGGGTTGCTGTACTGGTTGAGTCGGCATCTGGACAGGCTGTTGCTGGAACTGATTCATCTGTCCCGGAACACCAAAACTATATTGATAAGGATTGTTGTATAATGCCATCTTATGCACCACCTTTCTGGTTATATTTTTGCATAAAAAAAGAACCGGAAACAGTTCGTTTCTGGCTCTAATTAGTGTCTAAAAAGTATCAACACACTTTAATTATTTTATTATTCACCCTCCGACTCAATCGTTTCGCCGTGGATATACTCACGTTCATTTTCTCAGCACAGTATTCGAGCGTATATTCCTTACATCTCAGTCGAAACAGTTTTTCTTCATCCGGTGTGAAATTACACTCTATCAAGAATCTGTCTATATCTTTCTTTGTGAACACATATAATTTCATGAGCATACCCCTTACTAATGCTAACGTTGATTCTGTGCAAGATAATTTGTAAGCTTCTGTTTTGTTTTTTTTAATTCCTCGACGTTATTCCCACTGATCTGGCTGTCCAACATGGTTGATAACACTTCCAGAATTAATGAATCTCGTTCTGCGATTCTCCGAAGACTTTCATAGTCTCGTCTATCATGTTCTTCCAGCGTCTCTACTCGCTTATTAAGTCGAAACGCCGGAGTAATCCATTTAAAGATTACAGCTGTTGCCCCTCCGACAATGGACACCCCTCCGCAGATCGAAAGGAAAATCTGTACAAATTCTGATATGCTCATTTAGCTACTCCTTTTCCCAGTAATATACCGGGATTTCATTTCCGCTATCCCATGTATCGAAATATTTGCCGTCTTGTGCTGTCACCACATGACCGTCTATGCAGAGAATATATGTACCTGTCGGATGGTCTGCACAGAAGTCATTGACTGTATAGATATATCGTTCTGACTGTTCTATCAGCTTGCGTCTATATCCATGTTTATAGAGGTACACTCCCCAGACGTAATTAGCTGATGGCATATCTGACAGAGCACACGCCTGTATCATTAATCCGGTGAATACCGTTTCCCAATCAAACCCGGTTGCTTTGCATATTGCCCGGACAGCACAATCTCCGACTCGATTCCCGGCAGGATTCGGATTGTAATACTCCCATCTATCCATCAGTCAATCCCCTTTGCTGTTTTATATCGTCTTGCCGCTCCTCTGGCTTTTGCAGCGTTCTGGCGGTTCCACTTAGCGATCATAAGTCGGTCTTGCAGTTCTCTCAGGTCGTTCTGCTTGCAGTAATCTTTGTATGCAGCATTTTGTTTCTGCAAAAGATAAGACTTCCGGTCAAGGTCTTGTTGGAGCGCAAATCTTGTCTTTTCATCCTTGCAGTTATCAACCGCCGATTGCATTCCAAGGACTTCTCTCTTTGTTTTTCGGATTCTTCGTTCATAAGTACGTTGTCGCTGTTCCTTTTCGTACTGCTTTCCCTTGTCGGCTTTGTCCTGTGCTGATAGTTCTACATAAGGATTAAATTCCCCATTACTGGCCCCAAAGCTATGCCGACAATTGACTCCTGACAGCCCACTTGCCGTTCCGTATCCGGTCAATGAGAACGGTGGAAATTTCTTACTCTTGCCAGAACGAGAGTATATCTTGCCTTGCCACCATGAGTGATTTCCGGGATTCTCACCGCCGTCACCCGTTCTGGCTCCTATGTGCGCGCTGACCAGAACTAAATCCCAGTCCATTTCTTCCATGCGCTTTAGGGATATATCTCCTGTAGCCTGCGCCACACCGGTTCTAACAGAACGTGCTACCGCTGTTTCAATCGTGTCTTTTCTGCCAGATGGATATGCGACGGTAACGCCATCACTCACAACGTTATTGACTGCTTCTTTGATGGCTTGCGTATACCCAACCGCCCCAGTCATCACATGGTTATATGCAAGGTCACATTGTTCAATATAGAGCCTTTGAGCGGCACTTGCGGTGGTTCTTGTGAAGTTCTTCCACTCGCCCATAGTTGCAAGCATATTTCGCTCCATGAGCCTTATCATAGCCGGGGACTGTTCGAGCGGCACAGGGCTTAATCCTGCCGCCTTATATACCTTATCATCGTAGTTCATCGCAGTGATTCCGGCATCTTCAAACGCTTCAAGAAGCTCCTGCTGTTCACGTTTGGTATATTTGGATAGTTCCGCTAGAATGTCCTCTAACAATTCACCGGATTCCTGTAGCGTTCTGATTCTCCACGCATCGGCATTGGTTAGAATATAATCCTCACCTCTGCCGATTCTTGCCATCATTCGAGACACGATCTCAGAGATGATATACTGATGCAGTTCTTCGGCGATTTGTTCACTGCCCTCTGTTATCCGGCGCAAATATTCAGGACTAAGTATAGTATATCACCTCTTTCGATAAATGTCGTGGCACATGTTTTGGATTTTACTGGTTAATTAAAGCTCCCTTTAGTTAACCAGTTGATGGTATTCTTCCTCTGTAAGTTTTCCACGTTCCTTTGCCTGCTCTACCATTTTCAGCCAATCTTCGTGGTTATACATTTTCTTCATTTTCAATAAAATTCTGTACATCTTCTTCCTCCTCTGTTTCTTCTGGAATATAAATATCTGTCATTGCTGCAAGGTACTGAATCATTGTTTTCTGATTCTCTATTTTTTCTTTCTGCTTTACTACTGTTGCCTTGAGAATTTCTATTTCCTTTTCCTGTCTGATAGACAGGATTCTTTTTATGAAAAACATTCTTATTTGCTCCTTTCCATAGTTCTTTACAATTTCTGTTACACATCAGAGACATTTACCGCCATTAGGCTACTGTCTCCTAGGTACTCTCTACATCCGTGGCTGCGCCGATGAACATAAGCGGGGCTGACCTAAGCGCGTTGCTGGCGTTGTTGCTGTAGGCGTTGCCGTTGGAGTTCACATACCAGGCGTTGTACGCGTAGCTGCGACTCGCCGAACGCAGACGGACACTCTGAGGACTTGTCGGACTTTCAACAGCGAATGTTTTTAAAATTTCGTAGGTCTGCCACCATTGGAATTTTGTAGCCGTTCCATTGAGTTCTTTGTAATATTCGTGGGCTTCTCCTTCTCCTGCGACCTGTGGTTCTATGTACATCTGTTCCAGAGATATCAATGTAACTTTGTCGTACGTTATATCCTTAACCTGTTTCTGTCCGGTTGCTGTGACTGTATTGCAGTATGTTACAACTTTTATCGGTTGGAGTACCGCCAGTAGTTCTGAATCCATACCGCAGAGATATCCGTCAATCTGGCTTAACTGGTCTGGCGCAATGTCCCATTTGGTCTGCGCTGTCCACCATTCACCTTTTGGCTTGTCGCTGTTCAGGTACTGTCTTATTGCGCTTGTAGCATATCGGTTGTCGCCATATGCCATCTGCTGAATACCGTTCAGATTTTCATCGCCATATACACTCATAACACCCAGTAGGGTTCCTTCCTGTCCTTTGTTTACAGCGGAAACTGTTTCAAGGATTGTCTTGCCGTCTGCGGAATATATGTAAATCCTCCAGTTCTTCGGGTCTGTATCTGGAGCAGCATAGCATCCTGTAAGTTTTCCTCCTGCTGGAACGCCCTTTGTTAAGGTGAAATTCCAGTAATCACCTTTATTTACATAACCATTATTACCCACTGTATAGTCAAATCCAATGCAGTAAGTACCTGCTGTCATGCCCTCATCAGAAACGTAGAATGCCTGCTGATGTGAGAACTGCACACCTTCCAGATGCGCATACACTGTCTGGAGCCACATTCCATTAACAGTGGTTCCGTCCTCTAGTTCTAATCTGTCCTCGAAATGATTGATTCTGAGCGGATTGTCATATTCCTTATTTGAATTATTCGTGTTTTTCCAGATGTTGTTGAACTTGTCTCCTACTGCATACATTTCTCTATGCAACTTTGATTTAATCGCAAGTACGACCTGTTCCCATGTTTCAGGGAGATTTGCACCTTTTACATATTCTTTTAAATTCACAATATCTTCCTTTAGCGAAGCAACGTCCGTCTTGTTCTGCTCAATCTGCTGTGCCTGTTCTGTCGTGGCTCCGGGCTTGACTGGATTCTTTTCAAGGTACTCATTTACTGCATTCTTGATTTCTTCCGGTGAGATTTCACCGCCAATTCCTTTTAAGCATAATTCATATAAATACTTCTCTTTTCGCGTGATCGGCTTCGGGAGTTCACCCTTGTAATCACCTGTCAAGTACGCAAGATACTTTTCTTCCCTTGTTACTGGTTTATCTGCCATCTTTTTACTCCTCTCCGAATAATGTTGGTTCGTCTGGCTGAGCTTCTTTGACCATTGCTTTCGCTTCTTCCTCAGTCATTCCCTCGAATTTTACAAAATACAGCCATGCCGGAACCTTGCCAGTGGTCACATACTGCCACCATCTCGCACGGTCGTTTTCTCTGACATAAAGAATGTCTCCAAAATCATAATTGACTTCATAAGTTCCGACAGGCGCAAGTCCGTACAGGTCGGCGTAAACATTTAAAGCGTAAATAACTTCATTCAGACAAGATTCCAGTTTGTCACGCACGTCCTTGATGAACTGAACTGTCCTCTGCTGTTCCGCTTCTACTCCCGTAGCCGTCTGAATACCGCTGGATTCGTTGAAAACAAAATATCCGTTGGAGAATCCAATCTTATATCCTAACTGGCTTAAAAGGGCGTTTATGCCGGCTATACGGGTATCTGTGTTGAGTTGTGGATTGATTTCTTGATAAAACTCTTTCTCGTCCTGTCCGAATACATTCTTGACAAAGTGCGGTAAGTTCATCTCATTCCGTCTGTTTTCCATACCCTGTGGTGACATGGCTGCTACAGGTGTACCGCTTGGCATCAGCAGTCTATCATCTGCTAGAACAATCTTCTGAGAATCAAAAATCTCTCCGGCATTGCGACTGTATGCAATATCGAGATCTTTTAACTCTTCAATGGCTTCGGCAAATATCGGAAGTCCCAATGGTGTGCTAATATCTACGTTATTTGCTTGTGGTGTCCGCAATACTCCGTACAGAGGTCCATCCAGCTTCTCTCCATTTGCTTTAAGAATCGGCGGCGTATCTGCCATCAGGTCAGCCCATTTGGTCTGTTTGAGGTCAATCTTATCGCCGATACTCTGAGGGGATTTTGATACATAGGCTCTATTGGAAACATAATACGGATAAGTTGTTACGCCGTCCACGGTAGTCTCAACAAACCTGTGATATTCAAGCCGTGTATAGTATTTCCGTCCAACAGTATAAGAATCCTTGAAAATAATCCCTTTAATTTCCTGATTGTCATAATCCACGATCATTACATCTGCCGGAGTAAATACATCAAGGCTCTCACCGTTCGGCTTAATAAATACCGTTCCATAGGCACAGCCGTACTCTACCCAGTGACGGATTTGGAAATATACTTTATCTATCTGCTCCTGCAACCACGTAGCCCTTGCGGAGCCATCTATCTGAATGCCGATCGCCAGCGTTGCAAGTCGGGCTGTCTCTGAACAGACAGATTTAGCAAAATTAATCGTCTTGATATTATTCTTATCATCTAACCATTCCGGCACGCCCCTATAGATGTTCGCACACCGGTTAATCAACGATTCCATCTCTGGGAATTCTGCTGCTTGGATATTAAAATCCTCTTCGGCTTGTTTTTTGAAAATCATGTTAAACCACCTTTTTAGTGTTGTTATAAGTCCCATTTAATCACCATTTTTCTTTTAGCTGATTTATTGGTGTTCCGGCAACTCCGGCACTCTCTCCGCTATCTGTTGCTTTGAAAAATGCATTTGGAATCTGTGGATACATAAACTCAAACATGAGATAATTTGCTGCATCGCAAAGATATTCTGTATTTCCAGTTTCTTTATATTTTTTAATACACATATCGTGTGATTCAAGTGCATCTACTAATTTCATTCCAAAGTTGTCTGCTGCTGTGCCATATTTGTAAAAGCTGACTTCTACTCGATTCTGGCGTAATTTGTCAAATCTGTCCGAATACTCTTTCGGTAATTCTGTTCCTATTCTACTCATTATGCACTGTACCCCCTTCTTCTCCACAATGATTCTGAGCCATACCGGACAGAATCTATTAAATGATTATCCTTATCCGGATATCCACTGCAAATATTTCCGTCTTTGTCGCGTTCGTATTCGTACTTCTTGAACTCTTTGCAAGCATTTGGCGTTCTTTTTGGATCAAACACGAGCTTTCTTCTTTGCAGCCACTTCATAGAATACTCAATGCTTCCCGGTCCTTTGATTGCTCCTCTTGCTGGGAGTCCTGAATCTCTGTAATCATTGATTGATTTAGGCTCGGCAGAATCGCAAGTAATTTCGTAATCGTCATACTGTCTTTGCTTGATTTCATTCGCAGTCCATTCATTTGATTTTTTGTTTTCGTAAATCTCGTCAATGAAATAGATTGTTTCCCTAGCTGAATCATAATAGATTCTGGAAAAAGCATATTTATCCGGGTACCAGCCCCAGTCAACCCCCTGATAAATTCTATCAAAATGGCTGATCTCTTCGTCTGTGATAGTTCTTTCTTCGATATACTCAAAGATATTTCCACCATTTCCGTTGGCTTTTCCTAGATACTCATTTTCGTAAGCATCTGGATTTACTTCTTTCAGATGTTCGGCATCCGCAAGAAATACATCACCAAGCCACTCCTGTTCAATTCCTAAGTCGAGGTACGTGCTGTGCACAACCATCACATTTTCATCTTTTTCTTCTGCTTCTGCTGTATATTCATTCGCCCAGTTATTCTTGCTCCTAGGTGGGTTGAATGACTTGAATTTATACGCTTCGTTTCCACCTCGAATAGCAGACTGCTGAATATTACGGATTTCTTCCGGTCCGGCGAATTGGTCAAGTTCCTCGAACCAGACAATGCCTATATATCCAAACTCTGGCTTGATAGACTTAATCTTTAATGGATCGTCAGCACCACGAAAGTAAATCTTCTGTCCAGTGGGTTTATACGTAATCTCCATAGGAGATACCTTGCATGTAAATTCTTCATTTAGATTTAATTTATCAATGGCCCACTTCATCTGAGCATAAACAGAATCCTTGATAGTGTTTCCGACTTTTCGCAGGATCAGAGCGTGCATATTCGGATTATTCTTCAACAGTTCCGGTATAATCAGAGATATAGTCGAGGATTTCATGGAACCACGTCCGCCAGGAAGAATGTATTCGCTATGTTCCTTTTTCCGGATATCTCTAATCATTTTATGAAATACGTCCGGGACAATATCCAAATCAATATGATATTCACTTTTCAATCTGGCTTTTTCTTCTGCTTTCTTCTGTTCTTCTCTGGCTTCTTTTATAGCAAGCGTTTTTTCCAGATCATTCATGGATTTGAGCTGATCGGAGAAATCCGGAGCAAATCCGAATGAATCAGTCAGCTCGCCCCTTGCGATCATGGAGCGGCGTTGCTGAATCTCTGCCAGAGACATAATGTCAGTACCTTTTTGTCTTTCGATGAGAGACTGTTTTTCGGCTATATAGGAAGAAATATTAAGTTTTCTTAAGTTCTGCGCTCCTATTACTTCTGCGTTTTTCTCGGCATACCCAGCTTTTCTCGCGGCATCAGATGCATTCCCGCCATTCTTTATATATTCATCTGCAAACGCTTTCTGCTTAGGCGTTAAGTCCATCTAATCACCTCTGTCTATCCTCATTTTCTGACTGCCTCCCATATTTCTTTTAGGCACATGACCACATCATACTGGGATGCAGTTCGTAATATTTCATAATCACAATCTTTCCATTCACCCCTTTTTGTGAGGTGAAGTGTAGGTGTTGATATAATTGTTACTGTTATTAATCGCTCCTGCTCATGGCTGTAGAATTGTGATGTTCCGATTTTTATGATTAATCCGGTGGATAATATAGCTTTTTGGAGTTTTCTTGTAACTGCTTTTAAGTTCGCCATATCATCACCTCAATTCAAAAAAAATCCCCAGTATAGCAGTTATATACAAATATAATACCACACTGGGGAGATTTAGCTCTCTACCACTTTTACAAATTTTTAAGTTTTTTAAAGTCTGCCAATCAATTTGGCTAGATGATAATATTCCGCCATGACCTTACGTTTGTAGCCGTAGAAGTCATTCTCTGTTGCAGGAACTGTCCTGATCTTCTCCATTGTCCGATAACCGATGCTGTTCACGATGCTGTCATAGATTTGTGATTCGATGCCGGGTGCATATTTGATAGATACCTGCAACAGATTGTATTTATCGCTTTCGCTAAGATTCCGCAAGTGGCTTTGTAATGTCGGTATATCATCCGGCGGTACTCCGTAGTCAATCAGTGTCGCCTTTCTCAGCTTCATTTATTTCACCCTCTTCATTTAAGTTCCAGTCACATGGTATACCTTGAAAACATTCTGGACAGTGTTCGTAGAATCCGCAACCTTTACAATTCACTGGCTGTCCAGTACAATATTGCTGTAGTACGTGGTATGCTGATATAGCAAGATTTGGCGTTATGTCTGGTATAGGTTTATCTGACATAGTTATCACTCCTCCACTCCAAACATTTTTCTTAAACTATGTTGATAATTTTTCACTGTTCGTTCAAGAGCACTATAAGTTGGTCTCGGTTTACATCTTTCTTTGTACCCGTCACATTTAGTTCCAAATAGGATAACGTTTCTACATATACCGTCTTGACTAGCACAACATTTATTCATCTCTATCTTGCAAATTTTTTCTACTTCTTCATCTGTTGCTTCTCCGTCAATGGTTTCGGTGTGATATTTCCATCTTACCGGACAGCCATACATGGTGAATTTCTTACCACATTTGTCACAAGCGTAGGTTTTCATATCTTTTGTGTAACAATCAACCGATTTCCCTCCAATATACGTATCTTCGTATGAGGGCTTGTATTCTTCGCCACAATAAGGGCAAATTATATTTTTATCGTCTTCATAATTCCAATAACTATTGTTCATTTTTCTTCATCTCCTCCAACTTCTTCTCTATGGGATTAACAACCTCATCTAGTATAAGCTGTTCATAATTTTCTTTCCAAAATTTCTCTCTTTTCCAAAACGGAACTTTTTTAACTTCACCTATTAAATCAATACACGTCATAGCTGTCAGTATTCCCCAGCATCCATCACAGGCTCTTTCATTACACCAATTTTCAAATTCTTTAAATTTCATTCTTGAGTTCCTCCAACTTCTTCTCAGCTTCTTCACGAGTGATAAATAAAAATTTGCCAAGACGATCATAATAATTTCCAATCGAAATATATTGCAAATCAACTTCGGCTATATAATATTCTTTCCTGCTATCACATTCACATTCACAATCATAGATTTCACATTTATTATTTTCCTCACCGTATTCAGTACATTCTGTCCATCTATAATTTACTTGATACAATATTCTGTTTAAATCGTCTGGCAATCTCACAAAC